TCCCGAAAACATGGGAAGAGCGCGCGACCAAGGCATGGCAGTTCTATGTCGAAGAACCCATAGTCCAGAACGCGATCAATTCATGGCGCACGTTCGCCATCGGCGATGAAATCCAGTTCAATTGCGATGACGAGGATGTGAAATGGGAAGCCCGCGAATTCGCCGCCCGAGTGCAGTTGAACAAGCTCGTAAAAGACAGCGTTCTCCAATGTCTCGTTAAAGGCGAGACCGTCTGTTTCAAGCGCCCTACGCAGGACGGGAAAGACATCGAGGAAATCGTCTGCGTCAATCCGATAAGCGTGAAGGTGAAATACGAGAACGGAAAACTCATCGAGGCGAAACAGACGCCGGAGACGCCGGGCAGCGGCGAACCGATTGATCTGCCGCTCGAACAGACGCTGCATATTAAATGGAATGCGCCATCCTATTCTCCACGAGGGAACTCGATGGTTGTGACGGCATTCGAGTCCATCGAGCTTCTGCGGGATTACCGAAGCGCCGAACGCGCCGTGGCAAAACGATGGACCACGCCGCTCCGATTCATTCAGGTCGGCGGGCAATTCGGACAAAAAACCATCGTGCCCGACCAGAGAACGCTCAATAGCGTGCGCGACATGCTGAACCGCATGGATTTAAAGGCCGGTCTGGTCGTGCCGTTCTATGTGAAGGCCGAGACATACGGCACCGAGGGTCAGGTGCTGGATACCGAAAAAAAGATCAAGGAAATCAAAGAAGACATCATCATCGCGCTTGGGCTTGCGAAATCACTCATCACCGGCGATGGCCCGAACTTCGCAACCGCGTCCATCGGCATGCAAAAGATGATTGTAATGCTCAAGGAAATCAAACAGGTTGCCCGTGACATCCTGAACTGGATTTTTACTGACTGGCAAAAGCTGCACGGTTACGAAGAAAAAAGCATCAATTACATTTTCAACGACCTCGATCTGACGAACGAGGTGGATTTGAAAAAACTCTACATCGAGCTTTACGACCGCAAGCTTATCTCCAAAAACAGCATTCAAATTAAGATGGACCTGAACCCGGAAGTCGAGAGCGCCAGCAAAGAGAAGGAATCAAAAAACCCTTTCGATCTTTCAGACAGTAAAACAGCAGATACAGTCATGAAGTTTTTGGAAAACGGCGTCATTTCGATTGAGAAAGCCCAGGAATTATTCGGCTTCGATAAAGTGAAAGACCGTCCGGCTACCGCGGATTGGAACTACAGGCCGCCCATGGCCACCGGTGCGGTGGAGTTCGACACAATCTGCGACGAGTGTGAGTTTTTCGATGACGAAAACAACTGGTGCGACGCGAACAGCCGGGACACCCGGTTCGATTCCCGCGCATGCACCTCGTTCGAAAGAAAACGCGCAAAGGAAGGCTGCGGATGCAAGCAGTAGCGGTTGAAAAAACACTCCGCGACCGGATTGTCGAGGCGACGCTCGTGTCCATGCATGAGCGCGACCTTTATTCCGAGCAGACTGTGACCCGCGTTCTTGACTCGCTTCAACGCGCAGAAAAGGACGTCAAAGCGAGCCTTCTTTACTACGCCAACCTCGGTTCCCTGCCCCAGGGCAAGGCGATCAATCAGGCGTCGCTCAGAAAATTGCAGCAGCAGATAAAAGAACACATCCGAACCGTCCGAGACGAGCACTCGCTCATAATGAAAACGGCAATCAAAGAGAGTTACCGTTCGGGCATCCACAGCGGCATCGGCGATCTCGTCCGGGCCCAGATGCCGTTTTACCGCGACCTCACGCCGGACGGCATCAAACAAACCGGCAGCAACATCTTCACGCTGATTGATAAAGACGCGCTGGACTTCATGGCGAACTACAATGTGCAGCTCGCCGGGGATGTTTCCCGCGAGTTGACAGACGGGATCAACCGCGCGATCCAGACAGGCATCGCCTCCGGCCGCAGCGTGCCGGAGATCGCGAAAAACATCGGGCGCGTGGTCAAAGACCCCGAGGAATTCCGCAAGGCCGGAAAAACCGTTTTCAAAACAGCGCAGTACCGGATGGAGATGATAGCCCGGACGGAAACGCTCCGCGCCCACAATCAGGGGCGCATGAAGTTTTACAACACGGTCGGCGTGACGAAAGTCGAATGGATGGCCGTGGGTGACGAGCGCGAGTGTCCTGTATGCCGTGAACTGGACGGAAAGATATTTCCGATTGATAAAGTGCCGAATATCCCGGCGCACCCCCACTGCAGGTGTCAGATTCTGAATGCCTGGCCGTCCGAGATATGCGGCGCGAAGAATCTCGGCGTCGTCGCCGCGCCGGCGGAATCCGCCTGCATCATGCCGCCGCAGGCCATCGAGGACATGGCAAAGGAAAAACAGTCCGAAGCGATCAAGATCGGTCAGTTTATTTCAAAGGGCGAATGGGACAAGCTCACAATCAAACAGCTTCAGGATCAGGCCAAGGCGAACGGCATCTCCATCGCGCGAACCAAGACCGACTTCCTCGATATCCTCAAAAAGAAAACGGGAACGGACTTCTCGCACCTGTCGGGCAAAGACCTGCAGGCTCTCATAAAAGAACACAAAATCGCCGCGCTCCGCAGCAAAGATGAACTCATCGATCTGCTGAAAGCAAAGGCCAAGCAGGAACAAGCGCCGGATTTCGGGACCATGCCGGTGTCGAAACTCAAAGAGCTGGCGCAGGAAAAAGGCATTTCCCTCAATCTCACAAAACAGGAAGTGATCGACATCCTCGACGTGCTGGAACCCGGCGTGGACCACAGCGGCCTTTCCGGGCAGTCGCTCATCGAGGCGAAAAAGAAATTCAATCTCCCGATCCTCAAAACCAAGGAACACCTCGTTAAAGCGCTTGAGAAAAACTTCAAAGAGGAAATCGGTAAGAAGGTCACCAAAGAAGCCGTCGTTCAGGTCGCCGAGGAAACAATCAAAAAAGAAAAAGAGCAGATCGTCTCCCTGCTGGATGCGGTCAAAGTTTCCACGGACCCGAAGGATTACAAAACAGTTCTTTCCACGATAAAGGACGCCGAAACCTATCTCGGCAAGGGCGGCTTCTCCGTTGACGACGCCTATCTCAAAGACAAGGCGGCGGAAATAGCAAAAAAGAAAGCTGAGTTCAAAGCCAAGATTCAGGCCATGGGGGCGAAAGACTTAAAAGACCTCGCCAAGCAGAGCAAGGTCACGCACTGGCAGTGGGGTTCGAAAGATGATTTCATCGCTCTTTTCACCGAGACTGACGATGCCGCGATTCAGGCCGCGAAGGACAGCATCGAGACCAAGTGGGCGAAGTGGGCTGAGAAATACGGAAAGAAGCCAGCCGCGGGAGTCCAGACGCCGCAGCCGAAAGCGCCGCCGAAACACACGCCGCAGCCAGCCCCAGAGCCTGTCGCGCCGCCTGTCCTTGAAAAACCGCACGCGGACCTGTCCTCCGGTTTTGCAAAAGTCGATTCCGACTGGGAGTCTGTGGACAAGGGAAAAGCCTTCAAATATTCAAAAGACGCGAAGTCCCTCGGCGGCGCGCACGAGAAATACATCTATGTTGACGAGCACGGCGACGAGTGGCTTTTCAAACCCACCGATAAATTCATCGCCCATGGCGAGGAGATGGGATACCGAATTGCCCGGCTCATCAATCCCGACGCTGTCGAGGTTCGATATGTGGAACTGAATGGCCGATCCGGCTCCATCCAGCGGCTGGTGAAAAATGTTAAATCAGAAGCGTCGTTCCGGGACATTCCCATCGGCAAACTATCACCGTCCGAGATTGAGGCCATCCAGCGCGAACACATTCTCGACTGGCTTATTTCTAACCACGACGCGCACGCAAAACAGTTTGTCCGGGCCGCTGACGGTCGGGTCTTCGGTATCGACAAAGGCCAGACATTCAAGTTTCTCGGCAAAGACAAACTCGGCATTTCTTACCATCCGAACTCGATGGAAGCCGAGCCGATTTACAACACGATATTCCGGGCATATCAGAACGGCGAAATTGACATTGATCTCAACGCGGCGCTCCGGGTGATCCAGCGCATCGAGAAAATCCCGGACTCCGAGTACCTTGAAATCATCCGGCCTTACGTCGAGGGTCGTTTCGGCGCGAAAGCGAGCACGGCGAAGGATGAGTTCTACCGGCTCGCGCTGGAGCGCAAAAACAACATTCGCCGCGACTTCGAGAAATTCTACAACGACCTTTATAAAGCGCGGTACAAAGCCGAGTTCCGGTTCCAGGACGATGTCAAAACGATAAAGAAGCTGTCCGGCGAAGACGAAGCCATTCTGCGTGACGCACAGATAATGAAGGGTCAGGGAAAAGCCATGCGCCTCGATGTGGACGACATCGAGGATCAGAACGCTCTCGTTTTCACACAAAAGAATCTGCAGGGCAAAGAGGAAACGGTAATTCAATTCAAACTGCGCCCGGATTCCGAAAGGAAACTTCTCGACGCGCTCGGCGAAAAAGGCACGGCACTGAAGGGACTTGCCACCGGGGACACGCTGCCCGAGGACACCTTCTACGACAAAATCCTGTCAGGCGTGAAAACGGTAAATCATCATGTCGACAGCGGGGACTTCAAATACAACGCGGACACGCTGGACGAGATCAGAAAGATACTTCCCGATCTTGAGAAGCTGGCGAAGACCGGTAAAACAGCGTCCATCCGGGACATGGCCGACGAGTACAGAAAAACGTGCGAGACCGTTCTGGATGCCGCAAAAAACAATAAAAAGATCGCGGGCAAGTTCGAGCAGTACACCGCAAAAAAGAATCTCATCGCCCAGGAAGCGAAGCCGGAGCCGAAAAAGGCTGGCTTCCGGTTTCAGAGGACAAATATAAAAATGGATCAGCGCCAGTGCCGGGGCGGCGAAATACATGTCGTGAAAGCCGACGCTGATTTGAACAACATCTTCGGGCGCAGTTCCGGCTTCAGCCGGGGTGTGCAGTACCGGATTGAACTCGACGACGGCGTGGTCATGGACTATCGCCCGTGGGATTCCTCAAATCCTTACGCCGTTCAGGGCCAGGTGGAAATCCGTGTGACCGGCAAGATCGCCGATCCTGAGCGGTTCGAGGCAATTCTCGACCGGCTCGACCAGCTCGGAATCAACTCGGTTCCCGCCAGCGCCGAGGATGCCGAGATCATGTATTTGCAGAAACAGGCATACCTCCTGAAGAAAGACACGTCCGCCGCATGGAAAAAGATGTCACAGAAGCTGGACTCCTCAAATGCGACCAAGGCCGAGAGAATTCAGACCATGCGAAAGTTCTGGGCGGATGAACTCGGTGTCGATGATGTAACGAAGATTCCCGGCTACGATCCGGTCGGACGCTATGAACTCGGATTCAAAGACCCGTCACGGCGCGCCGGATACAGGCACCAGATGCGGTTCGACCTGACGGAAGAGATACTGGAGCGTGAACTGAAGGGATACGGGCTTTATCACAACGTCACGGACAACGGCGACGTTGAAGACCTCGTGAAAATAGTGCTTGAGAACAACGGCAACATGGTCTCGACCGTCGAAAAAATCCGCATCGGCGTCAAACCCGGGGGCATGTCTCCTGTCAGCGATATGGGTACGGGCGGCGCTTCTTACTTTTTTACACGTGTCCGAAAACTGCCCACCGGGGGGCGCGGAAGCTCCGGCCTCTATTTCAAGAAACGCCTCCTTCGCCGGATGGATGCCATTACTTATGACCACGACGCGTTCGGCAAAGTGGTCGACGATTACGTTCGCCGCAGACGGCTCACAAGCATCCAGGACTATAAAAAGCTGGCATCAGGCGGTCGCAGCGACGAGACGATTTTTAAATACACGGTGTCGCTCGTGGATGAAATCGACGTCATCAAGACCAGCAACGCGACGCAACGCGCGAAGGTCATCGAACTGTTCAGGAAGAATGGCTTTTCAAAACTGCCGGATGGCCGGAAGATAGAGGAAGTGGTGCTCTGATGCAGCAGGAACTCGAAGACGTGAAACAACTGATGCAGGAGAAAATCAACAGGATTATCGTCCCCGGGGCCGTGGTGGTTGTGGACATCGGCATCCCCGAATCCATCCGCATCCTCGTTGACCGGTTCGATGTTCTGTTCGCGCGCCCCGTCATCGGTGCGGACGGCTCCGTGGCCGGCCACTATTACTGGGCGGTGTGTTTTGAGGCCGGTTTCGATCAGGGCGGGCCGCAGAATGTCCGGCTGTTCAAGATGGAGAATGTTCGGGAGGAGCGCCCCGATCTGTTCCTGTTCCGCGATCACCGTGAATATGAGTGCTTTATTGAAACCATCGACGAGATCGACAGCGCGAAAAAGGCTGACATCAAACAGTGGCGGGAGTACAAGACACAGAATCAGAATGCGTTTGAGCGTCTTTACGGGAATTTCATCGCCGAAGCTATGGAAATGGCGCTCAACTGGGAGAAACCGCTCTGATGAAGATACGCTATTTCATCGAATACAAACGTCCCGACCCGAACAAGTGGGAGATGATACCCATCGGCGTCTGGGCGCATAGCGTGGACAACCGGTCGGCGTTCGATGTGGGGTATGTGCCTGGATTCGATGCCGAGGAGTGGGACGCGCAATGTGTGGTGAACCGAATTGTTGAACAGGGAATCCGTGAACTGCCTGTGGATTTCCTTGAGCAACACCGTGAGGGTATATCCATATATCTCGGCTCACGAACAAAGGTGTTCGAAACCGACAAGTACGGAAGCGTGACCGAACTGGTGGAAGACATGCTGGACCAGATAAGGAAAGGGATAATTGCTTGAATGGAAAAGCTGATAAAATTTCTTCAGAAGCTGTTTGCCGACAAGTTCTACGGATGTGTTACAATAAGGTTCGAGAACGGCAAGGCGACGCATGTCGAGATGAATTCGATGAGGAAGTGGGAATATAAAGATTTGCCGTGACGACCATTAAAACAATAAAATTATCAGTAACGGAGTGATTAATATGGGTGAAAAAATATTCTTGCTTGATGACGAAACGCTTTTGACGATTGAAGAAACGACTTATGAAACCGAAGATAAATTACAGACTTATCTTGAAAAACACGTGGATTTGCTTGGTGCGGAACAGATTTCTTCTGATGCTCCGCCCAACTTTGTCCTTGTTAAAAGAGAGATGCCTATTTCTGATACTGAAGATAGCGAAGGAAGGTGGTCTCTTGACCATTTATTCATTGACGAAGAAGGAGTGCTCACATTAGTCGAAGTAAAAAGAAGCACAGACTATAGAATAAGAAGAGAAGTTATTGGTCAATTGCTCGAATACGCGGCAAATGCAGATGCGTATCTATCCGTTTCAAAAATCAAAAAGCATGGGGATGAGTATTGGCGTCAAAATGCTGAGGGAAAAACATTAGACGATATTCTAATTCAGAGATTTGGGCTTAACCCCGATGACATAGAAGGCTATTGGAAAAAAGTCGAAGACAAATTGAGCAGAGGTTTTGTACGACTTATTTTTGCAGCTGACAAATTGCCCAGAGAGCTAAAAAGGATCATTGAATATTTGAATATGCAGTGCGAGAGAATGGAAGTATTGGGATTGGAGATCAAACTTTATTCAGGAGATAACAAACGGGTTTTGGTGCCAAGAATAATCGGACAATCTGAACAAGCCTTGGAAAAGAAATCCGGTGAAATCAGGTCAAAATCCAGAAAGTGGAATGTTGATGATTTTATCTCAGTTTGTACAGACCAGATACAGGAAAAAGCCATAATCGATAATGTCGTCAAGCCTTTATACGACTTTATAACCAAAACTTCAAAGATCAACCCATGGGGTAGTGGCGTACAGACCGGTTCTTGCAGTCTTAAGCTAAAAACAGAATCTGGTTTTCATCGCATATTTACCATCTATTCTGATGGGAATATGGATATAAATATTGGAGGCGTTCTCAAATTAACAACAGATTCTACGATTGCACAATTTTACAAAGAATTAGTTGAAAAGAATCATCAGGTGACATTGGAAACAAAGGATTGCCCAAGCATAAATATTAAAGGAATAGCAAACAAGGAAAAAATTGTTGAGACCATAAGTGAAACGTTCTCTGCTGTAATAAAAAAATTGGGAGAATTAAAAATCGAAGTGTTGTGAGCTTATATAAAGCAAATTAGCCCGGCAGTATTGAACGCTCAGGCCCGGTAACCAGCCCGTAAAGCACTGAGACATCAAGCCCGGTAACACGCGAGAGATCGCATGTTGCCGGGCTTTTTTAATTTTCCGCGAGGTGAGCAAATGGAAGTCGAATTCAAAACCGATATAGAAAAGATCAGTTTCCTTCTCGAAGCCGACGCCGACCTACGTCTCGGCCTTCTCGTCGCAGAAGGTAAGTTGGAGTTTGTCACCGAGGAACTGCCCGCTGACGAGCGGCCTAAATACATTACGAACTTCATCGGTTCCAAACAGAAACTCGTGGACTGGATATGGGGCAACACGCCCGAAGACTCTCAGTCCGTCCTCGACGCCTTCTCCGGCTCGTCCGTCGTCGGCTACATGTACAAAACCAAGGGGCTGCAGGTCTTTTCTAACGACCGGTTGACCTACTGCTATCACGCCGCCCGCGCAATCGTCGAGAACAATGATGTCCGGCTGTCCGAGAAAGACATGGAGGGACTGCTCAAAGACCACAACTCCGATGCCGGAACATTCATCCAGAAAACATTCCACGGCATTTTCTTTCATAACGACGTCCTCGCCCTTCTGGACGTGCTTCGCGCAAACATCGACGCTCTGACCGGCACCAAAAAGAGCATGGCGCTCTTCGCGCTGGGCAAGACCTGCATGTCCGGCGGTGGGTTCGGCCATTTCTCGTCCACGACCAAGGGCGGGCAGCGGCACTATACCACTCAGAGTTTCC